GAAAAAAATAAAAGCAATTGATACGTTTTATAATGGTAATTATTACAGAAGTCGTCTTGAAGCGAGGTGGTCAGTTTTCTTTGATTCTTTACAGATAAAATATGAATATGAGCCGAAAGGATTTGATTTAGGTAGTTTCTGGTATTTACCTGATTTTTACTTACCTGAATATAACTTGTGGATAGAAATAAAAAATAGTAGTTTTCAATTTAAAGACAACAAATGCTTAAAATTTGCAGAATTACTTAAAGATAAGCAGTTTTTAGTTATTGCAGGCTCTCCCTATTTAGGAAATTATGTTGCACGATTACTTACAGATATTCATATTCAAAATGAAGATGGCTTACTTGCTTTAGCAAGACGATCTAAAAAACCTGAACTATGTTTTATTACAGATGGTGATTCTTCGGTTCATTATTTAATAAATACAGAATTATCCACAGATGATAATGAAAGATACCCATTACGAAATAAAAAAGAGATTTTAAGTGCTTATGATAAGGCAAGTATGAAACGATTTGAGCATTAAACTTTTTTATGATAAAAATAGAAAATCAAGATATAATTAAATGGTGCAAAACCTATAAAGGCGAGCCTTTCCACGCCTTATTATGTGATTTTACAAAAGTTTCAAGGTATGCTACTATATTAGTATATGAAACTTACAAAAAAACAACTTAATCAAATTAAAGATTTATATTGGAATCAAAATAAAACAGTTCCAGAAATAGCAAAAATGTTTAATGTTTCTTATCCTGCTATTAGAAGATGGATGATTAAATTAAATATTCCAAGACGAGATTTTTCTACTGCTCAAATACTATCAAATGGAAGTGATAAAATTACGAAAGAAAAACTTATTGAACTTTATATCAAGCAAGATAAAACTCAGGAAGAAATTTCTAAAATTTTAGGATTTAGTCAAACTGGAATTGGAAATATAATTAAAAGATGTGGAATAAAATCAAAAGGTAAAGCAAGAATTGGAGAAAAAAATGGAATGTTTGGTAGAACACATACACCAGAAGCTATTGAAAAAATAAGAGAAGCTAATACGAGGCAATTTTTAAATCCAAAAAATAGATATAAGCACGCATTACTTACTTGCAAACAAATTCAAGAAGGAAAAACAGGAAAGGCGTATAATAAGTTAGAAAATCTTTATGCAGAATATTTAAAAAGTAAAGATATAAAATTTGTTCAACAGTATAGGGTTAGTAAATATTTATTTGATTTTTATATCCCAGAAGAAAACCTTTTAATAGAAGTTAATGGAACATTTTGGCACGCCGACCCACGAGTTTATGCAAATAAAAAATTATATCCTATACAAATAAAGAATTTAGAAAATGATAAAAACAAAATTAAAAAAGCTATTTCACTTGGTTATAAAGTAAAAGTAGTTTGGGAACAAGATGTTTATAATAAAAATAATAAACGCTGACTTTCTTAAAGTAGCCGAAGCCCGCCTAAAATACTGGAAAGAGAAAAAAGAAGAAGAAAATAGGCAACAAAAACTATGTTAAACTGTGCATAACTCTTAAATTATATCTAAATTTAGCCTATGCCAAAACCAAAAAGACCAAAATGTGTCATCAACAATATTCTGATTTATAATACACAAGAAGCAAAGTGTGCTATTTGTTTTGAATATATTTCTTTTAAATGGGGTTATAGTTGTATTCCTAATAAATTTAAAGCACATACTTTAATTTGTAAGAAATGTTATAGTGAAATAAAGAATTATAAATATGCTAAAAAAACCAACACCACAATCCACAAATCCTCTTGAGGCGATTCCTAAACAAATTGCTGATAGATTATCATACGCTCAGAAATTAGCACTACAAAAGGGAGGACTATTACGCAGATGTGAATACTGCTTTAGTTATTTTGTCTGTGTTGATAAGAATTTGGGACAATGTGGCAAATGTGGACAGATACCATCTGGATTGAGGATTTAGAGGGGTAGTAATGTGAGATAAGACTAAAAATAGAGAATAGTTGACATTCTTGAAAATAGTATTATATAATTAATACATAAATAGTAACCATAAACCTATGCCGTGTGGTTCAAGTAAAAAACGCAAACCGAGACGCTAGTTTTTAGCTGTCTTTTTTATTTATATGCTTGATAAAATAAAGATATGCGGTGAGGAGTATAAGATACAGTTAGGTGATGAGATAAGAGAAGATGGTTTCTTAGGTAAGATATACCTTGCTAAGAATTTAATAATAATCTCTAAGGAGTTATCAGAAGACCAACAGAAGAAAGTATTACTACACGAAATAATGCACGCTTGCTTCTGTAATTCAGGTCTACAGCACGCACAACTAACAGAAGAGCTTGTTGTTGATGCTCTAAGTAGTCAGCTCTTTGGAGTTTTGAAGGATAATAAATTGATATAAGTATGACTAAAGAAACTAGGAAATGTATACTTGAAGGAGACTTTGTACCAATAGCTAAGTGGGGTATGAGGGTAGAGGGAGATGGAACATACTATAGATTCTCTTCAACACCTACTTGTCCAGAGTGTGGTAAGAGCTATTATAAAAGCGAGGAAGCTGAACTATATATACATCCTAAAGAATAGTATCCTCCGCCTGCTTTATGCAGACATAAGTCTTTCCGCTCATTTCTCACGAGGTGAGCAGTGGGTATTAAATCTTTTGTGTCTCGTGCTAACAAAATTGAATCTTTACACTTCCAACAAGAGAAAGTCGTAGTTTACAAGTAAGGTCAGCTACTCGATATGCGTGGTTACGGACGTTTACCTCCGAAATAATATCCACAACTAAAGTAAACTCGGTTGGAAGCGTAAGGATTTAAACAAATTTACAATGCTTACGTAAAGCACTAATCACGCCCTACCTGCTAAGAAGACACGTGCTTAGTCGATGGGGTTAGCTTTCCGATGGTGGTCTAACGACCCTGTACATACCTCCCTAGGAAGGAAATTGTTAGCCATCGGAGGGCATTGTAAGTTTGTTTAAACTATCACTTAGTTGTGGGCGGGCTGTGAACCGTGACAATCTACCTTAACTAAGTAGCTCTTATGCCGATTATGCCTATTAGTAATAGGTGTGGGAGTCGGTCTCCCTGTAAATGCAAAAAGCACTAACTATGCTGTGTAAGCTGTAGAGTCAAACCTCTACCGACTAAGTGATGATTTAAGCAAACTATTGGCGTTTATTCGCTCCGTTCCTAAAGTAGGGACTTATAGGCGGTATATATTGTTATGAACACAAGGCAGTCTGTAAAACTGTTGCTAATATAGCTGGGTAGGTTTGATTCCTACTACCGTCACCAACTTTATGTATAAATTTCTAATCACAGCACTATCAATTAGAAGAGCATTGAAGAAGAAAGAGCATTTTAGTGTTGGTGGAGAATGTTTATTGTGTGAAAGTAATAACTTTACACACGAATGTTCAGCTAGTGCAAAGTTTATAAACAAAGACCTACGCAATAAGAGAATTTCAGTATATTTAAAGTCCCAGCTAATAGATAAACCAAAGGACTCCTTATTCATAGCTTGGTGTATAAGGACAAAGAAGAAGATGAATATGAATTTGTGGGATTATTTCAAGTATAAAATTATTAAAATAATTACTAAATAATGTCCTACCTCACGCCTTATAAGTGATTGATTAAAAAAAAGATATTTTGTTTTAAAACAAAATTCGTAAGCCTTTATCATATTTACACTAAATGATTAAATAATGGCTGAGGTGGGGCAATATTTATATGTGTATAATTTTCATACCAACAATAATATGGCAATAGAATTACCACAGACAATTGAAATGAAAAGGAAGAAGCTGATGAATATTTTCTTAGATGCTATTTTATATGAATGCACAAACGAACGATTTACAGAAGAGCAACGACATAAGAAATGTCTGGAATATGCTGAGAAGTATGCAAAGAATAAATTACTCCCAAATGAGACAACAATAGCTGGAGATAAGGATGGAGAACCAATTAAAGTTTCTATTTATGACGAAAATCAAATCCGAACAATCGCACGAAGAGTTGTTGAAGATACAGATGGTGAACCAAAGAGCGAGGACACACCTACTGGACTTTTGCATAGCAACCAATCCGAATTATAAGTCAAACTTTCATTTAGAGGTGATTGCAAATGAATTAGAGAAGATAGAAAGAGGGGAAGGAGAGAAAGAAATAACTATTTTATGCTTACCTCCGAGGCACGGTAAATCAGAACTTGCAACAATCAATTTTCCTGCTTGGTATTTAGGCAAAAACCCAACAAAAGAAGTAATCACAGCATCTTATTCAGGTGAATTAGCTCAAGATTTTGGAACGAAGACAAGGGATTTAGTATCTGGAGAAGCATATAAAGAGATATTTGATTTATCTTTAAGAGTAGATGCAAAGGCAAAGGCAAAATGGCAGACAGAAAAGAATGGAAGTTATACCTCTGTTGGTATTGGCGGAGCTCTTACTGGACGTGGTGCGAATGTCTTAGTGGTTGATGATCCAATCAAGAACAGCGAAGAGGCTAATAGTAAGGTTATAAGAGATAAGCATTGGAATTGGTTCAAAACCACCGCTTACACCCGTTTAGAGAAGAATGCAAGCGTTATTATTATCCTTACAAGATGGCATTTAGATGATTTGGCTGGACGCTTATTAGAAGATGAGGGTTTTAAAGATAGATGTAAGCTTATAGAATTTAAGGCAATATCAGAAGAAGATGAAGAATATAGAAAAAAAGGAGAAGCATTATGGGAATGGAAATTTGATTTAGAAAAATTACAACAGATTAAAGAGAGTCAAGGATTATATAATTGGAGTTCTTTATATCAACAACATCCAATCGCAACAGAATTACAGGATTTTAAAGAAGAGTGGATGAATAACAATTTTAAGCTAAATGAATTACACGAAAAGAAGATTGTTACATTTTGTGCAATTGATTATGCTAAGAGTAAAAACGAAGGAGCTGATTATACTGGAATAACGGTTGTAGGAGTAGATGAAGTATTTAATTGGTTTATAATATATTCAAAACAACTCAAATTAAACATTACAGAAAGAATTGAATTACTATTTGATATTTGGGCTGGTTTCAAGAGTTATAATCTAGTTATGATCGGAGTGGAAGAAAAGGCGTATGAAGATACTATTGCTCCTTTAATAGAAAAAGAAATGCAAGTTAGAGGTATCTTTCCGAACGTAATTGAGTTAAAAGATAAAGGAGTTAGAAAGGAAGATAGAATTAAGGGAAAGTTAGTCCCACGCTTTCAATATGGTAAGATATATTTTAAGCACAAAGACCAACGCTTTGACCATACAGATAAACTAATTGAGCAGTGTTTATTATTTCCAAAAAGCAGGAATGATGATCTTATAGATTCACTGGCTTATATTGACGACATAGCTTATGCTCCTCACGCAGAACAAGAGGATTTTGTAAAATCAGAAGCAGAACAGCATTTTGATAATAAGATAAAAAAAGATACTCACGGAGATTTAAAAATTGCTAATAAAAACTATTAAATGACTAATAAACTAAAAATTCAAGAAGATAAAGAGATACCAAAGATAGAATTGAGTGATGATGAGAATGATATTAACGAATATCTTGACAACAGAGAAACTGAATTGAAAGAAAATAGAAAGGATGTATTTGGACAGAATATTGATAATTTAATGGCACAGGCTGATATAGATTGTCAAGTTAGAGATGAACTCGGTGGAACTGCAAGTGGCTCAGGCAAAGCTGTTTTAGTTGAGAATGAAACTCTCGGATGGAGAGGAACAAGTCAATTTGCAAAATTAGGAGTAGAAGATTGGCAATCTAATAATGCAAGTAATGACCCTTATGTTAAGTTAATGGTTGCATTATCTATTTTATTTGAGAATGACCCAAAGGCAGTTTTATCTCCTGATGGATTGAAATATAAAGCAACAACAGAGATTCAAAAACAGCTCTACGAAAAATCTTGGAAGACACAATACTCAAGAGAACAACTTAAAGCATTTATATTTGATTTAGGTAAATATGGCTGGGCAGTTGGAAGAACCTTTTTAAAACAAAAAGTAAGGACTATTTCAGAAATTACTGAATATAATCCAGAAACAAGAGAGTCAAAAGAAGAAGAGAAAGAAATAAAGAGCTTTACCGAGCCAATTAGAAAAAGATTGAATCCACATAGAGTATGGTTTGATGATATGGCAAAGGCAAATGACCCTGAATCTATTGGAGATTGGATGTGGGAAGAAGATTATAATTGGGACAAATTAGAATCCGAGTTTGGTGATTGTGCAAACTTTAAGTTCGTTCAAATAAATGGTTCAGTAATAGAAGAAGAAAATAAGCCAGAAGAGAGCAAGAAAAAACTGACAACAAAAGATATATACACAGTTCAGTTCTATGAAACTTACTGGAAAGATAGATTTATAGCAAGAATTAAATCAGAAGGATATTGGATTATTCTTGTTAATACTCCTTTACCAGCTGACCATAAAGAATTATCCTGTTGGACTACATTCTGGAATATGAGACATCCAGACACTCCTTATGGTGTAGCTCCAATTGAAATAATGAGAGGCAATAAGAAGCTCAAGAATAAGATAAAGAATATGACGATTGACCAGATTGTTCTTTCAATTTATAAGATGGGATTTATAGAAGATAAGAAAGCATTCGGAAGTCAAGAAAAGATAAAGATTGTTCCAGGGTTAATTAGAAAAGTAATAGGTAAGATTTCTTGGCTTGAAGTTCCAGGTCCAGGGCAAGATGCAAAGTTTGGAATGGATTTATTACAGAAAGATATTGATAATGATACTGGAATAACACCAACACTTGAGGGAGAAATATCAGGTAAAACTGCATTTGAGATAGGACAAGCAAAGGAGTCCGCATTGAAAAGATTAAAATTACCTCTTGATAATATTGGCTTTGCCCTTGAAGTAGAGGCTTTAAAGACAATAGACCTTACTTATCAATCATATACCATTCCAATGGTAGAACATCTTGTTGATGAAGCGGAAATAAAAGCATATAGAGAAGAGATAAAGGATAATACTAAATTCTATTTTATTGATGAAAAGGGTAGTTTTTATGCTAAGAGATATAAAGAATTTTCATTAAATGTTAAAAAAGATGAGAGTGGAATGTTCGTTCCAAGTGATAAAGAGAAGTTCTTTAGAATGACACCTGAGTTTATAAGATGGAGAGGCGATATTACTATCAAGGCACAATCTTTACTTGCTACGTGGAAAGAGGTTGAAAAGAGTAATGTTTTACAGCTTGGTTCAAAAGTTATTGAATTTTTACAGCTTGGTCCAGAGCTTGCAAAGAAGCCACTAACAGAATTATTAAAGGCGTGGGATGAGAATGAAAAGGATTGGCTACCCGAAACTTGGTTGAATGAAAAACCATCAAAAGAATCTGAAATGGCTAAGTTTGGAGAACAAGTATATGGCAAAGATAAACTACCACAAGATTTAAAATCACAAATTCCTGAAACTTCTACAACGGAAGTTCCAGAAGAAGAACCACAAATACTATGAATAAAATAAAACCAAATGCTAATACAAAGGCACTAATTAAATCAGAGCACTGGGATAATTTTAAGTTAAATATACAGGAACAGATAAAAGAGGTTACAAGTTCGGAAATTGATGTAAAAACACTAACTAAAGATGAAGTATATAGAGAGGCGTGTGTTAATTATGGATTATCAAATATTGTAGGATTACTTGAAGAACTAGAAACAGAAGCTCTACAAGATAAACCACCAATACCAATGAAATAAAATGTTAGAAAATATAAAAAATGACGAAATATTTATCAAGAATCTTTCAGGAACAGATAAAACTTCCATTCAATTAGTAATTGATATTGATAGCACTGGAAAGGAAGAGAAATTGCTACAAATCAAGGTAGGAAAGAGAAAATCAACAATAAAGTTTGAAGAGATATTGTCTGCAATCTTTCTAATGTCTAATGACGAACAACAGGAAGCTCTTATGCCTACTACATTAAATACGGTAAGACATATTAACACTAATGTAACAATTAAACTAAAAAGCAATCAAAAGGCAGGTGATTTGGTAACATTCCCATATAGAGTAAAGGTCCCTGCAGAACTATTTGTTAATAAAGGAAAGTCTGGATTCATTCCAGAGATAAACGATTTAATATAAACGATGCCCTAAAATATGCGTTTTAATAAATCCCAAAAGGAAGTTCTTATTCACTGCACAACCGCACAAGAGGCTCAGAATCTTGCCGATTGTCTTGAGTCAATTGAGGATGATAAATTGGATGACGTTCTACGTTCTATTCCATTACTAAAAGAAGAAATTAAGGAGCTTAAAAAAGATAACAGAAAATTAGTAAGTGATAATTTGGAGTTAGTTGAATATAAGAACATAAAAGAATCTGAGAGTAAGAATAAAGTTGAATCTTTAAAAGCAATAGAAACAGAACAAGCAAAGAAACATCTAAAGAAAAAATAAAATTAAAAAAAGATGCCAATAAAATAATTTATGTCAGAAGAAATTACAAACGATTTAAAGGCGTTAGAAAGGGAGGAGGATACATCAATAGGAAGTTTACAAGAAGAAATACAAAAACTAAAGACAGAGAATCTAAAGCTTAGAACAGAAAAGGTAAGTAATGTTCCAGTTAGCACACCAGACGAAACTGTAAGTGCAATCGTTGAACGTGTTCTAGGAACAAAATTTGTATTTAGGATATTGGGCTTCGGTCAATTTCAGCTTCTTGAAATAGAAGTTCCAGAAGAATTAGTTGATTCAGCTGTATTAGAAAGAAAACAAGTATTTCCTAAAAATCATCCAAGAGCTAAAGAAGTAATGGGAGATGTAAGAAGTTGCAGAATAGGTAGTGAACAGCAAATAGAAAATTGGCTTAATCTAGTAAAGGAAGAAATTGTAACTAGATTCAGAAATAATCACGCACCACAGCCAATATTTGAATAGAGTTTTAAACATTGATATTACTTTCTATAACTTTGCATCTTGCAATAAGGCATCTTGTGAGAACAATGCATATAGAAAGTAATATCAATATAAAAATTAAACATAATAACCCAAGTTAAATTTTTACAGCTATTATAGATATTCTCAAGTTTTCAAAACAATTATATCTACAATATCCAAGTAAAATAAATACAGCTTATATGTTAGACGAAAAAAAAATAAATGAGGAAGAGGAAGAAATTGAAGAAGAAGAGGAAAAAGAAGAAGGCTCTCCTGAGAAAAAAGAGGAGGGGGCAGAAGAGCTTGTTGAGAAAGAAGAAGAAGAAGAGGAAGAGGAAGAGGTTGAAAAAGAAGATGAGAATGAATTGCGATGGAAAGCATCGCAATACGATAAACTTTTACCCGATTATCATAAAAAGTCAAGAGAAAATGCAGACTTAAAGAGAACAATTGAAGATAAAGTTGAAGATAAAAAAGACAAAGGAGAAGTAATTGATGCAGATAAGATTGCGAAAGAAATTGCAGAAGAAGAGGGTTGGAAAGAGAATGAAGTCAAATCTTTAACAAGAACAATTGAGAAGATAATGCAAAACTCTGGATATGTTAAGAAAGAAGATGTTGCTGGTTTAACTTTTAAACAAGTTCAAGACCAACAAGTTGCATCTTTTATTGAAAAACATCCAGAATTCGCAAAGAAAAATGACTTAAATGATGAAAGGTGGGGAGCATTAATGCAAGAGTTTAATCTTTTTAAGAAGCCAACAGATCCAATTAAGATTGGTGCTTTACTAGAAAAGGCAATGGGGGTTTTTAAAAAAGACGATTCTGAGGCACGAACATTGGCAAAAATCCAAAAGAATAAGACAGCCACTATTGGTGGTGCAGGTGGAGGTAAAGCCAAAGGAAATACCCCTAAAGCAAGAAAGTTTACAAACGACCAAAAAGATGTATTCAGAAATGGCGGTTATTCGGAAGAAGAAATTGAGGATATGGAAAAATAAAAGATGTCAAAATAAATATGTTTCAAAGAATTAATAATGTCGGGTCTATTCAAGATGATAGTCACGTTCCTATCGCCAAGAATACTTCACAAGCATTAGTTGGCGGTGATGTATTAGCTTGGGACAGAAGTGAGAACTATGTCCAGCGAGCTACATCAGATACAGATAATCACGGAAGTGATTGTTATGCTGGCGTAGTGGTGGGTGATAAAGCTGCTACTGATACAGAAGTGGATGTTTTATTCTTTCAACACAATCAAGTTTTTGAAGTTGATTGTAATTCAGACACAGCAACAAGTCAGATAGGACATAGGTATCATCTAACTGACCACGACACACTTGATAATGATGGGACAGATGGCACATCAGCAAAGGATATTTTTGAAGTGATTAAGATTATAGGTGCTGCATCAGATAAAAAAGTTCACGTTAGAGTGATAAATCCTGCTGGGCAGGCAACAGCCTAATAATTAAAAGATGCTAAAAGAAAAATATGTTCTTAATTGTAAATAGTGCTGGAGTTAAGATAGACACAGCTGGTATTGAACTTGCAAAGGTAGCAGGTGCGGCAGTAGCAGTTGGTGATATTCTACAAAGAGATACTGCAAATAATGGACTTGAGAGAGCTACAAGTGCTTCTTATCCAGCAAGTGCAAATACTGGCTTATTTGGTGTAGCGAAATCAATTCAAGTTTCAGCAGATGTAACAGTAGAGGTAGTACCTCTTATTCACGGTATGATATTAGAAGCAGACTTAACTAATGATAGTTCCGCAGATGATAATCTACAAAGGATGGTTTTAACTGACCACGATACATTAAATAATACTGGAACTGATAATGCTGCCAAAGAAGGTGTATTTTTACAACTTGTACCAGTTGGAGCAGCTTCAGATAAAAAGGCACTTGTGATGTATGTTGGTTCAATGAATCAGTTGAATGTCTAAGGTAAATAATTAAAAGATGCTAAAAGAATATGATCCCATTGGATTTAAATAGTGCGGCAGATTTAGTAGATGTCGCAATCCAAAAGGCGTGGGGTAGTTGGGACAATAAAGAACCAGAGAATTTCAATAAGATTTGTAATGTTGAAACTGGTGTGACCGATTACTACCTAAAAGAGACAGATATCTCTGACTTAGGTCTTGCTGGGCGTATAACACAAAATGCGTCAGTAATAGCAGAGAGTCCTGTTCAAGGATTTGACCAGACATTTACCCAAGTTGAATTTGGGAAAATGCTCGCAGTTACCAAACATATGTTAATCGGCATCACTAGGTAGAAATACTTAGTTGCAACCCTGTAAATTGCGGGAACATCTAAACAAGTAATGTTGTAGACAATCCGCAGGCAAACCCGAAAGGGGAGCTTCAACGACTATAATCAGGGAATCTAAACAAATAATGTTGTAGATTATTGGATAGTCTGGACTGCATAGAAATATGCAGAATGTGGCAGAAATGACCACATCGTTCATTGACAAGTTTGACAAAGATGTGGAAATTTGGTAGAATAAAGGTATAATAACTAAATAACTATTATGCCAAAAATACTAAATGTTTCACAAAAATACCGCTCTAAAGAGTGGTTATATCAAAAATATATAATTGAACAGTTGCCAAGTAGAGCTATTGCAGACATTGTCGGTGCAAGTAGAAAAACAATTGACCAATGGCTTGCAAAAGCAAAGATTAAAAAAAGAGGTTTTGGTGGGAGTAGAGATAAGAAATCAAAAAAGTGGTTAATAAATGAATACACAAAAAAAAATAAATCTCTTAGAGAAATTGCAAAAGAAATAAATGAAGACTTCAAGACTGTTCATCGTTGGATAATTGAATATAACATTACACCACGTAAAGTTGGAGACCCAAGAAAAAGAGAAGATAGCCCTTGGTGGACGGGTGGCAAATATAAAAGTAAAAAAGGATATACGTGGATATATGTGCCAGAACATCCAAATTGTAATAGTCGTGGTTATGTAATGGAGCATCGTTTGGTTGTTGAAAACCAACTTAAAAGATATTTAAAGAAAGAAGAAATTGTTCATCATATAAATTTTATTAGGGAAGATAGCAGATTGAAAAATTTATATTTATTTTCTTCTCAATCAGAACACGCAAAATATCATAAATTATATATTTTAAAAAAAGCAAAAAAATTAAAGTCAAACTTGTATGAATAGTAACAAACGGGAAGTTTGGTATCAAAAAAAGAAAACTGGAAGGAATTGTTGATGAATTGAAAAAGACTTGTTTACGCAAGAGAGAAAAGATGATTACAGATACAATCAATGAATACGCCAGTAGTACATACTCAGTATTAGATGCGAATGGTAATTACACAAAGACAGTTACCTCTGCAGATGGACAACCTTGGGGAAGTTCATCACATACTCGTGAGGATGGTGGAACAAACAACAATAATATTGTCTATAATGGCAGTAATTATAATCCTGCAGCAAGTTATAATGCACTAAAAGCATTAGACAGAACGCAGTCGTTGATTCTATCACCAAAAGGGAATCCACTAGATATTAAAGCTGACCGTATCTTTGTAAAGAAAGGTGGAGAAGCTTATCACACTTTTAAAGAAATTAAAGGTGCGATTAAGGCAGGAAAATTACCACAAACCTTTTCAAATGATGGTAATGCTGTTGATGATTTTGAACTTGTTGAACTCGTATATATGTCATCTTCAACTGCTTGGGCTGCAGTAGATACAAGATTCATTGATGATAAACACGGACAGCAATACAAAGAATCAGAAGCAATCAATATGCAAGGTCCAAACGTTGTGTTAAAATATAGCACCCTTTATGCGAAAGCATAATTGAAAATTCCGTAAATTGCGGGAAACTCTTGTTAGGTCTTTGATACTCGTATCTAAAAATAGATGCAGTAAAAATTCAAAGAATAAAGACAATCCGCAGGCAAGCTCTTTAAAATAATTTGACAAAACACAAGAAATACAGTATAATATAAGTATAATAATTAAAAAATATATTTATATGAAAAAAAATCAAAAGATGTCAGAAGAACAGAAAAAGAAAATCTCTAAAAAGTTAATGGGAAATAAGAATGGATTGGGACATAAACTTTCAAAGGAGATAAGAGAAAAGATGAGTAAATCAAGATTAGAAAGAAAAAAAAGATTAGGTTATCTTAATTCTCCAGAAACAAGAACGAAAATGGGTGAATGGCAAAAAGGCAAAACTGCTTGGAATAAAGGCAAGAAAATGCCTAAAAGTATGGGAGAAAAGATGAAGATAATAGCATCTAAAAGATTGAGAGATAAAGCTGGTAATTGGATAGATGGTAGGTCTTTTGAGCCATATACTTGTGAATTCAATAATAGATTAAAATTAAGAATAAGACGAAGAGATAAATTTATCTGTCAAAAATGCAATGTAAATGAAAAGGATTATTTTCAGAAATTAGGAGTTCATCACATTGATTATGATAAATATAATTGTAATGAACATAATCTTATAACCTTGTGCAGAAGTTGTAATGCTAAGGTAAATAAAAATCGTAATTATTGGTCAAATTATTTTAAAGAGAAGCTTCAGAGACTATAATCGGAAAATCTAAACAAGTAATGTTGTAGATTGTGGGATAGTCCGTTCTCTATGGAGACATAGAGAGATATGCAGAAATGACATATCCGCCTCAAAAAGAGGTAGTAACAATAAAGTTAAAACACAGGAAATGCAATACAGAGCTAGTATGATGTTTGACCACGGTGTAAAGGATTATCGTGGATGGTTATTCAGTGATGGATCTGGTAGCTAGAATAATATCTAATAAATGATGTCAAATTAACTTATGAAAAAGAAAATTATTGCAAGTAAACAAGTCAATTTTCCTATTGCTGGCGTAATCGCTGGAATAGTAGTTGGTATGTTTCTTGTGGGTGTAGTAGTTGCAGCCGATGCGGGATTTTCTTGGAGTAATGTAGAAAAGTTGGTGGCAGAGAAGCTGTATGGTGAAGTTCAAGGTGATACTTCATTAGGTGATACAGGAGAATCTGGTGGAGACAGAAATGTCACTGGACTATACGATTTAACTCTAAAGGATAGCGATAGCTCTGAAGATACCTTTTGGTTATCTAATAGAGTATTCCGTGGAACAATCGGTACAGCATCTTCTACATTCTTGTCAATTCAGAATACCTCTGGTAATGACTGGCTAGTGGATAGATTTACACTGAAGTTAGATGCAACAGCTTCGGGGACATTGAGATTGTCTTGTGGAACATCCACAATTGCATTTCATACAACAAATGGTATTCACGGGGCTTTAAACACAGACCCAGAGGCGTTGTTTGGTAAGTATATTGCAACAAGTACAGCAAGTGGCGTATATTCAAGTTCAACATTTACTAATGCTGGACAAAATGTCGCAGTAGAACTTGTAAGAAATAATGAGTACGTGTTATGTGGTTTATGGAGTGGAGATGCAGACGGTGGAAATTCAATTCTATCTACAACCTCAACAGCAAGTCGTGGTTTCAGTGCTTCCTCTTGGTACACACTTGAAGTATTAGAATACGCAACCTCAACATAGAATTAGCTTTTTAATTCTTAATTCCGCACATAAAATAAAATTATGTGCGGTGACTAGGAATAAAATAGATGCCCATCTAATATGTTAGTAAGCAAAAGTTTAATCGTTACACATCGTAGTGCAAGAACTGCGGTAGATGGAGCTGTAGGTTCTGCAGATATCCCATCTGCTTGGGGAGATGCTCCAGCAGCACTCACAGTAATGGCAAGTAAGCAAATACTAAGAATATATCCATCATATACTGGAACAATTACAAAATTTGCAATTCAAATTTTGGTTAGAATTGGTTCTACTATTTATGTTGGTGCAGAATTTGTAGTATCAGCTGATTTTAAGGAAACAATTGATTTTGTTGAAGGTTTTGAAGGAGAAGATGAAATTTGGATAAAGATTTCACAACTAGAAGGAACTTCTCCTGTTTTAACTCTGTCTATATGTGGAATAAATAAATGAGAAAATGTTTAAAAAAAAAATATAAACAAACAAAAGAACACAAAAGAAAAATTAGCGAGGCTCATAAAGGAAAAAAATTAACTCAAGAATGGAAAGAAAAAATAAGTAAGGCAAATTTTAAGAGATTTGCAGACCCAAAAGAAAGAGAAAAATTAAGTGTAGCCCATAAAGGAAAGAAATTTACAGAAGAAACTAAAAGAAAGATGAGTGAAGCGATGAAAGGAGGTAATAAAACAAGTTTTAAAAAAGGACACCTCCCTTGGAATACGGGAAAAAAAAGAGGAGCAATGAGTGAAGAAACAAAAAGAAAAATAAGTAAAGCAAATAAAGGAAAAATCCTTTCAAGTAGAGGGCAAAAAAGAAAACCTTGCCCTGAAGAAATAAAAAGAAAAATAAGTATAGCTCAAAAAGGAAAACCAAGACCCCAAATATCTGGTAAAAATCATCCTAATTGGTTAGGTGGAATATCTTTTGAACCATATTCTTGTGGATTTAACAAGAGGTTAAAATTAAAAATTAAACAAAGAGATAATTATACTTGTCAAGAATGTGGACACAAACAGAAAGATTTGAAATATGGCTTATGTATTCATCATATAGATTATAATAAAAAAAATAACAAAGAAAATAATTTGATTAGTTTATGTTTTAATTGCCACGCTAAAACAAATTTTAAAAGAGAAAATTGGACAAATTATTTTAATAATTATATGGCTAAAATAATCAAAAAATCAAAAAAAGTTATTGCTCCTAAGACTAAAAAACCTAAAAAATAAAACAATATGAAACTAAAATCAATAATTAAAGATACTGCAGTAATCTTATGTGCGATATTCTTAATTGTTTCTCCTACTTTTGCGATGGAATATTTTAAGGGAACACCAGAAGAACTTGCGGAATATAAAGCACTAACAACAAGTAATGATGTTTTAGGGGCAAAGATAGTTAGAAATATCACAACACACGGAACATTGTCCGCACAAGGCAATGCTTCTTCGTCTTTTGGCAATTCACTGACTTTTACCACCAATAATGCTTATGATTTAGGTTTTTACGATGGTGCAGTTAGGAATATCTACGCCTCAGGCACAATTTATAGCACAGGAATAAGTGCATCAGGCGACCTAGACCCAGCACTAAACGACACCTACGACATAGGCGAATACGACTTGGCGTGGCAAGACATCTTCGCCTCAGGAACACTACGCTCAAACGCAATAATAAATGCAACCACGCTATCTTCTGGCACAGGTTCAGATGTAGATGGCGTAGGAACTTTCTACGTTGATTCAACTGGCAATGTAAGTGCGAGCGGGACAGCACAATTCGGAAGCAATGTTCCACACGTTGAAGTTTCTCCGACCGGGATTACGCTTCGAGATGGTGCCGTATATCCAAATCTTACAAGAACAGCAGGCGGTGGACTTCGTATTAGTACAAACGCTAGTGTATCCAGTGGAGGTGAAATGCTTTCAATACAAGAGGGTGGAGTATATTCATTTACTATTCTTGGAAACGGATATGTTGGTGTAGGAACAAGAAACCCAGGTGAAAAGTTAGAAGTACTGAATGGCAACATCGCAGTCGGCGATGGCAGTGCGACATCTACACTTACAAATACCACACTTGCTTTAAACGACACACTCTCCGACGGCGTCGGAACATTTTACGTCGATTCAACGGGTAATGTCAGTGCGAGTGGGACAATTCAGGCAGGTAATGGCGGAACATCAACATCAACTGTAAAGCATACACTTGGAACTTTGTGTATTGAAGGATTAAATATACAGGGAGCAGATACGGCGTGCTATATAGACGGGACTTCTTTAACCTGTTTTGCGGGAACTTGTGAAGAATAAATATGAAGAAACTAATAATCATCAGTCTAATAATAAGTGTAATAGCACTAATCGCTGTTGGTTATTTATGGTTTAGTCAGAATGAACTTGTATTCGGTGTATATACACAGTCAAGAATGTTAGAAATGGATGATGACTTAAATCTTGTAGCAGTAAATAAAGATATTATTGTCGGCGACGGAACTACAAGCTCCACGATTAAAAGCACAAACTGGGCAGATTTAAGAGTTCCGCTTGAGAGTACAAGAATAAATCCAGTTACAAGCAGACCAGTTTATACTAATTTTCAGGGTTCAACATTCGCATATCTATTTGCTCCGACAACCTTAGACGCAGTTCATTTTACAGCACAATTACCTCACGCATATAAATATGGTACAAACTTACATCCGCACGTTCATTGGGCTCCTGATTCAACCAACACAGATGACATAGTATTTGTTTTAGAGTGTGGGTTAGGAGAAGAAGATGGAATATTTACTCAAACCTATTTCTCAACATCAACAGTCGCTGGCGGAGGTACAATAAATCAACACACACTTACTGACTTTGCTGAAATAGATGGCTCGGCTCTTGATTCTTTATCACCACTTATAAACTGTACGATGAAAAGAGATGGGGCTGATGGGGCTGATACTTTTACTGGTAATGTTTGGGGATTTGAAGTTGATTTCCATTATCAGTTAGATTCACTTGGCTCACGAACTGAAGATGTTAAATAATTTAATTAATTCACTAAAATACAAAATAGTATGACACTACAAGAAGCATTAGACATTTTACAAAAGGAGAGTAATGAGGAACACGACACAAAAGACTTAACTGCATTGGGGCAGGTTCGGGAGTTTATAAAAGCTGAAAGGGAGATACGATTACAAAGAGAGGGCGAGATAACCCGCTTACATTTAGAACTCGGACATAAGGCGATTTGTCAATGTGGGGGAGAGAATAAATTTGTAGATGATAATAAATGGGGTGTTGAATGTTCAAATAAAGAATGTTATTTACAGAACCCAAAAAACGAAGAACCTCCTAAATTCCACTGGGAAGAGAATAGGGAGTATATGGTTTTGGATGAAGCAGATAATGTATGGCATCACGCAAATAAAGCAGTATTTTATTCAATGGAGCAAGTAGATAAGTGTATTGAATCAGCACAAAATAATAAACAAGATAGTCCAAAGGGTAAATTAAGAATCGTAGAACTAAAATCGTGTTAATTCACTAAAATAAACTTATATGGAAAAAGTATACAATGACGTTTTAAGAAGTTCGTCAAATAGTCAAAATCTTTCTCTTACAGTAAAGGGATTATTATTGGGACTAATCCCTATCATAATCGCAGGTGTCAGATTAACAACAAACGTTGATTTACCAGAAACTCTTTTAAACGAAATAATAAATATAATTGTATTAGCCGTTCAACAGATAACAGTTCTTGCATCAACCCTTACGGTTTGTGTTGGATTATTTCGTAAGTTGTGGGTTTTATTTACTAAATAAATATGTCAGAAGAAAACAAAGACGTAGAATTATACCAAAGGGTAAAAGGTGTTGAGATTGAAATCAATAGCGTAAAGAAAGATGTGCATGAGATAAGAGATAACCACCTCCAGCACTTGAAGTTAGCGATAGAAAGAGTGGATACCAGATTATGGTATGTGCTTACAGTTATTTGTATAGGTTTTTTAAGTAGTATCGTAATGCTATTACTCAAATAAATATGAAATCAATAACACAGATTCTAAAACTGATATTCATAGGTTTGTTTATTTTTGCATCATATAGGGCGGTTTATTATTCTTATTTATTTATAAAATCATTGTTATGACAAACAAGATATTCTCACAATATAAAGATGGTTCTGGATTATGTGATCCACCAGATTCTCGTAATATAATTTATGAGGATTGTTTTGGCTCTGCTCCACAAGAAGATATAAAACCTATTGGTAGAATGGAAGCTATTTTAGATAGTCCGTTAGCACATAAAGATAATATCTTAAAACAGATGAATCTTTTGTCGTGTGTTCCTCTTCATATTTCAATGCTTAATCAACAACATTCTTGGTTTAATAGTGAAAGTTTAATCAAACCATCTTGGGCTATGTGGTATGCGTTATTAGGTTTCGCTCCAGGCAAAGGGACTTCTGTTAATGAATGCTTAAAATTATCAAGAGATGTAGGACAATGCTTAGATAAAAATTTTTCACAAAATGATGCTATTTATAAGTATGGCGAAAAAGGAATACATAATAAGAATTTTATAACAGATGAAATGAGAGAAGAGGGAAAGCATTGGAAGATGGGAAAATCATCAAGATTAACAGATTTAAGTAGAAATTCCATTCATTCAGCCTTAAAGCACGGACCAGTTATTGCAGGTGTTTTTTTAAATGATAACTGGAATGATGAGGTAATTGTATCTAAAACAAGAGCAATGAATCATCTCACCTTAATAAATGATATAGATAAAGATTGGAATTATGATTTACAAGAGGGATTTTTAGATGATGCTTTAGATGTTCGTAAATTATCGCCTGATAGTTATATCGGCTTAGCAATATCGGTTCGTGATATTCCAGATGATTTAATAATTAAAGCCAAAGAAAAAAGAATTATGAAAATTTTAATGTGTACAAATCATCCAAAAGAAGACGAAAGAGTAAAGATTTATGTCTTGGATTTCTCAAATCGCTTACACCATTTTTGTGAAGAAGATACTTATGAGGAATATGTGTCAAGTTCTAAAGATTTTTCAATAGTTCAAGATATTGATTATGAGATGTTTAAATCTTATGATATTGGGCGACCTATAAGTATGTATGGTCAATCATTGATAGATATAATAAAATTTTGGGCAAAAAATAAGAAAATAAGTTTAGATTAAATTATCTAATTTTTAAAGAGTATGCTAACAAAAGACAAAATATTCGTTGGACTTTTAATAGGAGTGGCAATTACATTCGTTGGATTCTTAATTGTGCCTGCAATTAAAAGTAATAGTGTTGATTTAGAACCAATTGTTGTAAAGCTAAATGAGATAAATGATAATATACTATCACAACAGAACGAAGAAGAAATAGACGATACTTTAGGATATAGCCTCAACTCGCTTTACACTACATCTTTAGCTGTATCTCATAATTCTACAACAAGTTCTTTTCGTGTTACATCTTCAAAAGTTCCGAGTGGGGAAGAATTAAATCCTTCCTTTCCTGCATACTTAATGGTAAATGGGGTAGAAATTATTGAATGCTGGGAATTTACAACATCAACAACACAAAATTGGTGGGGCAATTGTAATAGAGGATTATCTCTTACCTCTTCAGCTACTTCAACTGTATCTGGTAATTCCTATCCGCACGGAGCAGGTGAATCTATTGCAATGACAAATGTTCATTTCATATTTGAACGCTTTGTTGATTTAGATTCTAATCAAACAATTTCTGGAACAAAGACACAAGCAACAAGCACTTTATATAATCCTGATACAGGGCTTAAATTCACAGGTACTTCTACAATTGGATTTATAAGAGATATTGGCGGTTATCTTTCTTGGTCAGACCCAATAGCCCCAAGCAATAGTTTTACATTTGCGGCAGGTAGCTCAGGATTAACTTGTGGAAAGGGATGCACGATTGCATCATCAGTTATCGGGGTAGATGAAACACAATACATTCAAACGCTAAATGCTTCTTCTACAATATGGGGTCAGGCAGGTGGCGTTGACCCGATTGCTTGGTTAAATACTTCTGGTAATTTTGGTGCATCAGGAACGATTTATGTAGGAGCAACAGGAACATTTTATGGTACTGGAGCTGATTTAATTGTTAGTGGATTATCTACTTCTACATTCGCAGGAAATCTTACAATTACTGGATCTGTTGGTATAGGCTCTGTAGCATCTACAACCTTTGCTTTTAATAATAATTCGGTTGACTGGGGTGGTTATGGAGGAGCTTGGAAAGATATAATGGCTTCTGGCACAATTTATGGTGCTGGATTAAATATGGACGGTAATGTTGATATTGGTAATGCTTATGCGGATACCCTTACAATTTTAAGTGTAATAGATTCTAATCTTTACTCAAGCAGTTCGTTATTACTTACTGGGAATGCAACAACATCTCATCTTTATCCGTGGGCGAATAATACTTATGATTTAGGTTATTATGAGTATGCGTGGAAGAATATCTATGCCTCTGGAACTTTATATGTAGGCGACACAGGAGCAACTTCTACAATAATGAGTGGACTTGAAACAGGGGTTTTAAATGTAACGACTTCAACTGCTACTTCTACTTTTGCGAATGGGATTAGTTTAGCTGATGGTTGTTATGCAGTTGATGGGACTTGTGTGGCAGGAAGTGAAACACCATCTTGGGAATATATAAGTCAGGATGCAGTTGTAGGATTAGATGGTACTTATGGAGTTATGACAGTTCCAGCTGGAACGAAAGCAATAAAAATACGCGCAGGATATCATACTGATAATAAAATACAAGCTGGTATTTCAGAGATAGTTATTTCTGGAGAAAATGAGGGATTTACAGCGTCAAGTTCAATTCAAGTCGGGGGAAATCAGAACTTTTATGTTGAATTTCAATGGAACCCAGATGATTTAACTGCATTCACAGTATTTGGTCCATCTGTTGGTGGTGCTAACGAACAGTTCGCCGCAACAACAACATTTTTTAGATAAATAACTTAGACACAAAACTATGGCAACAACAATACAGAACATAATAGACGAAATCAACAGAAAGCGAAGAGATGGTTCTAGTCTAGAAATAGACCAAGGAGATCAATTCGCTGCGATACAGGAAATTTTAGAATATGTGAAATCAATTCATATATTCCCTTGGGATATACGAACTCA